TCTGCTTTCAAGCGCTCAATCAACAGCTTGGCTGATGCAACGCTAGTATCATTTGCGCGCTCCAATGAGTCTGAAAGCTTGTCAAGCTGATAATGGATATTCGCAATCTTTCCCATAACTTGCTTTTGAAGCAATGAGGCTGAGTCAACAACGCCGGTCAACTGTCTCGTTAGGTCTTCAAAGCTAAATGATGGCTTTTGAGCGGCTGGAATGTTGATGGTCTTGATTTCAACATCAAGGCTTGCTGAGGTGGCTATAGCGTCGGCAAGCGGATTGGATAGCTCTGAAACTCTTGTGGCGTCTGAGTCTGATTCAATGGTTTCAATGAATGTAATTTCTACGTCTTCACCATCTCTCTTGTTTGACTCAATTGCTGAATGTCCGTTTTGGACCTGAACTTGCCAAGAGCCAAGCAATGGATGGACAAGAATTCCCGATGTTGGCTCATTGCACTTCTTTAGGAATTTGACATATGTTTCAGGATATAGGTTAGACCAATTCTCATTTGGTCCGGTCCAAAGGTTGTTGCGGAAATGGGCTTGGACATCAAACACCATTGGATTTCTTCCAGTGTTTTCGACTCTTGCGCCATCAACGTTCGGGAACTTATGGACCGCTAAATCTTGGGAAAAACTTGTCTTGAAGCTCGAAACAGGAAACTGAATGCCTTTGAAGCTAACAGGAGCAAGCTTTGATAAAATGTCTCTTGGTAATGGAGGTAATGGAGGCATGGTTACTGAACTCCTGTAACGATTGGATTGGCAACGCGCCTGACTCCAAATCCTGGTTTGTTGTCTGATAACGCGTTGGCTAGCTCATAGTTTGACTTAGTTAGCTCATCAACCAACTTTGCATGATCTGAAAGAGCCTTGCTATTCTTGTCAACCGCAACACCAAATGTAAGCCTTTCAACCTCTCCATTGGCGTTCTTCTTTTCTTGAATATCTAGCAATGGAGGTGCGTTCATTGCTGCGATTGCGTCTTGCTGTTGCTTGTCTGCGATTGCTTTACCTTCCGCATCAAGAGCCGAGTAATGACGTCTTGCGAACGTTGGATCCATTGTTGACATATGAGAAACGAATGAGTTGATGTCTTTTTGTTCGACTCCTGAGCCTGGAACGTATTTCATTACGCGAAGCATCATTAGGATCAAGTCACCAACTGTCTTGCCTAGTATCTCAAGAATTGGAACCAAATCGTTCTTGATTATGTTTATGAATCCTGGCATTGCCGCTTTCATGGCTGGCAATATGTCTTTGCGGACAACCTCAGCAACAGGTTCAAACGCCGCGATTAGCTCGTTTTTCATCTTGTCAAGTTGGGTTGCTGGGTCATTGTCTTTCATGCTCTGAGCTTGTTTGGCTAGCTCGGTTGAGTCTCCATTCATAACGTCAGTTGTTTCCTTCAAGGCTTTTTCAAAGCCTCTTGAGTCTTCGTTCAAAGACTTCAATAGGAATGAGAAATATTTAGCAGCCTCAGGATCCAAACCAGCCTGTTCAAGCTTGCCAAGGTCGCCTTTGGTTTTGGTGTTGAGCATCTTTAGGATTTGCTCGGAACCAATCAAGTTGCCGTTGGTATCTGTGTACTTTGAACCGGCTGTTCCAAGGTGTTGCTTGATGGCGATGAATGCATGATTTTGCGAGCTTGCCGCCTCCTCGGTTGATGAAAAGCTTTTCTTTGCAACAGATAGAAGACCAACCAAAGCGGTTGAGTTTGCGTTCTTTGCGTCCGCTGAATCTCCCCCAAACAATGAGCTTGCCTGAGTTGCTTTACCGCCAATGTTGAACAATTCACCCGCTGATATGGATGACGTCTTTTGCTTTACCTTGGTTATCATTGCGTTCAAATGCGCTTCCATTTGGTCTTGCGAAGCGTTTGGATTCTTCTGCCATTCATTTTGAAGGAATGCAGCCGTTTTGCTTGGGTCGAATCCAAGAGCTAGCTTGGCATCAATACCCATCTTGGTTGCGAATTTCGCCTTGTCAGGATCGCCAAAGTTCTCAACGGCTTTCTGAAGAATTGCCGTTACTTCCTGTTGGCTCTGTCCTGAGTCTTTGGATTGGTCAATTATGAACTTGTGAAGCTCGCTTGCGGTTGCTGAACCTCCAAGCTGATTGGATATCTGTTGAGCCGAGCGACCAACTTCTAACGCTGGTTTGATGACATCATTAAGCAGATATCCGCCGAATTGAGTAAGCGCGGCACCCGCTGCAATCGCAGCAGCAGCAAGACCGGCGATTGCCGCCGCTCCCATGGCTGAGGAGATACCCGCTTCCGCCTCTGAGGCGCCCGCTTTGCCACCTATGGAGCTTCCGCCGCTTGATCCGCCTCCTGACTTACCGAGGAAGGAACCGACGCGCCTTGCGTGTTCCTTGTGCGCCGCTTCGCGCTTCTTTAGCTCGGCAAGCTCTTTCTTGGTTTCCGCATCAAGAGACTTTGCTAGTTCCTCTCCAACTCCTTTGGCAAGCTTTGCTTTCCATTTAGCCTCATCAGCATAAGCGTTGGAACGATCCTTGACCGCTGTTTTAGTCGCGTTGGTCATAGCCTTCTCAGCATTTAATACGCTGTCTTGGATGGACTTGAATGCGGCTTTCATTTCGGCTAAGCCGTTAACTCTAAACGCAATCTCCAACGCTGGTAATTGTTGTGCCATTATGCAACCTCATTCAATGCGGCAAATTCGCCAAACAACTCAATAGCCTTTTTGTTGTATGCTATAGCTGCTTCATTTGCTGTCTTGTAACTTCCAATATAGTGTTGTTTTCCGTTGTTACCAATATGTGCGTAAAACGTTCCGCTTGGTCGCATGTGTACGCCTTTAAAACCAGATTTGTTTGTCTTGAAAAGGTTTGCCTGATTCTGAGTCCTGGTTGCTTCTCTAAGATTTGAAATGCGGTTATCTTGCTTGTCTCTGTTTATGTGGTCAATTTCATTCGCAAATGAGCCATGAACAAACAACCAAGCCAATCTATGAACACTGATTCTATGCGTCTTCTTGTTGTGCCAAATATCAACCACTAGATATGACTTGCCTGCAACAGCATTGTTTGTGCGTTCATATCCAACCGCCTTGCCTGATTTCTTATTTGTCACGATTCCGGTGGTGCTGTCGTATATGTATTTTTCTTTTATTGTGTCGTCAAGTGTCATGCTGGCTCTATATCGGTTGGTTATTTTCTTAGGTATGGGTAACGCTGGTAAAGCTTCTCTCTTACGAAATTTGCTTCTTCCGCTGATTCGCTCAAATCCGTTGGCTTGTTGACAGGCTCATTTATGGAGTTGATGAATCGTCTTGCGGCAAGCTTGATAAGGAATTGGATGTCTGTGATTTGGAAAGCTGATTGACCAAATAGATCACTAACGCTATCAACTGAACCGGCGTAGCAGAACCTAAAAAATCGGTCTTTCCTCCTGCTATGATCCTTTGGATCCATGCCTCCATTTCAGCTTCCGTCAACTGACTTATCCAAGGTCCAAGCTTTGATTGGACCATTACGTATTGGTTGATAAGCGTGGCAATTTCATCCTGAGTCAAATACTCCAAGACGTCTTTTGAGGTTCTGAAGAATGGCTTATCCAATTCCTCAGGCATGCGACAAGCCTTAGAAAGCAACTCAGCCGAACGTTGCAAGAAATAGACTTCCGTTTCATCGGTCTTGGTTCCGCCTTCAAGCTTGCCAAGCAACTTATCAGCTTTTCTCAAAGCCTCGGCTTGCGCGCTAATTGACTCCTGTTGAGTCAGAATCCAAATCGCAACATCGAATTTCTGGTTTCTAATGCTGCATTCGACCAATTCAAACGGTCTTGGTAACTGTGTAATCTTTGCGAAAAACTCATGTGGTTTATCCGCTGTTGATTGGTTGCTCATATTTGTTCCTTTTACAAACGAGAAAAGGCGGAATCCCACGAGAGGATCCGCCGTTTGCTCTCATCATTTGTTCATGATGATATGTATTGATATGCAGTGATATGGAACTGAAAGACGCTGTTAGGTTATACCCAATCAGCTATTTCGCCAACGAATGACAAGGATAACTTGGATTCTGAATTGACAGCGTGGTTCAAGTCATCAGTATCAAAGAAGCCTTTGGTTGTTAGAGTCACACCAGCGGCGAATAAAGTAAGCTCATGAACCTCTTGGTTCTTGATTGCTTTTCCAGCGTTGAACTCGAAACCAGCAGCGGGAACGGCTGATTCAATTGAGATTTCAAGCATTGGGGAACCGGGAGAACGACCGGCAAAGCCTTTGGCTACGGTAAAGACGTTGTTCGCGCCTGACTTGCGAGCAACCTTTACGGAAGCTTCTTCAGATAATAAGGTTCCGTCTAAGTAAACCTCTACTTTGGTATATTGTTGTAAATTGGACATATGTTTGGATCCTTAAGTTAAGCTAAGTGTTAGGCTATCTGGTCAACGACTGTTCCGATTTGGTCTAGAATGTCGGCAGTTTGTAATGGAATTCTTGAAGTTAATCTTGTGCGTGGGGTTGTTTCTCTTTGAACAGCCATATTCGCGACAACAACGTCAGGATTTTGGACAAGATCATTTGCTGCGAATTCAAAGACAAGCTTGGATAAAAGAGCCTTTAAAACTCTTGGAGTAACAACGTTTGGTCCTGGCGTTTGCTGTCCACGTTGTGGATCGTCGCCAACCTGTTTACCTGCTAATTGAAGCGCAATCTTTGCCTGAGCCGCATCAGCGAATAAATCACAAATTGTTACCTTGTGACTGTCTCTGATTCTGTAGTCAGGAGTTGAAGTAGAGTTGATGTAGGAAGTAACGCGCTTGACGATGTATGTTGAACCGTTTGCGTTTGTTCCGATTGGGGTTACGCCTGAGTTAAGAGCCGCTAAAACCTGTACTCTTGTTGGAGGTGTAATGTTTCTTGGTGCGGTCAATCTCCAATATGGTCTTGAAGATGGATCGTTTCCGTATGAGTCAAAGTTCAATGTTGGAACCGTTGAAGCCTCTTCAAGAGAAACAGCAGCGGCGAATTGAGCGGCAACCTCGGCTGGCGTGACGTCTCCCGATGGAAGACAAGCCACCTCAACGCGAGGATTGTTGATGACAGCGGCAATGGCACCCGCTGCTGATAAAGAGGCTGTTGAGCCGCTTAGAACGCGCTGGCGAATTCCAGTGATTGGAGCCGCTTGGCTAGCAACCTGAGCTTGGACAAGACCAAGGTTTGTTGAATCGTCACAAGCTGGAACAATGTAATAGAAACGTCTTGGAAGAATCGTTGCTAATGCGTTGGTGAATACGTCAGCAGCTCCACCGCTGGTTAATGCTGTTGATGCTGTTGGAGAAACTGTTACGCCTGAGGAAGTTGGAAGCATTTGACCAGAAATCTTAATGCTGTTTCCACGTAAACCTTTCTGCTTTGCCGTAAGAGTAATGACTCCCAATGAAGCCGTTGCGCTTACTGGTAAATCGGAACGCCCATTGATGTTGATAACAGCGTTTGCGGCTTGGGTAGTTACGTTGTCTCCTGTTACGATTGAGGTATCAACGAAATCGTCACCAACGAAGATTCTAAGAGTTGCGTTGGCTGTTGCTGTTCCTACAACCGTAATGGTTCCTGTTGCTTGTGCTCCTGCTGATTCGGCAACAGCAATCGCGTAAACTGAGGTTGATGCGTTTACGGCTGTTACGCGCTTATACATTCTGTAAAGCTCTGAACCTACGCCGAATAAATCAACTGCGTCCTGTAAAGAGGTAAGTGCGGTTGCTGTATCTGGACCGTAAACAACGGTATCTGCTGTTGCTGAACCTGCTGATAACTTGTTACCCATCAAAAGAATTGAATAGGTAGAACCTGAACCAGCGGCTTGTCCCGCTGCGAAATTGATTTGGATGTAAGATCCTGGAACTACATCGTTTGATGATAATCCTGTTAATGGTATTGATGGCATTTAGATTCCTGTCGTTAAGCTAAGGTGTTATTCGGATTTCAAGGCGTCATGGTCAACAACAAACGTTACTTGGCATTTGTCGGCTGTTTCTTTATCGGCTGGTATTAGGTCGCCATCTCTGACAGCGGCTCGGTATTCGGCTGTTTCTGCAACCTCAAATACATCGTCAACAACAACCCAGTTTGAAACAGACTCATCAAATTTCTTACCTACGAATCTCTTGGGCATTGCTTGGAATGCCTCAAAAACTGGAACATGGGAGGTTGGTATCGCGCGGACTTTTAAACTCATATTGATTTCCTTATTGGTTAGTCTTGAAATCCACGACATCAGCCAATGTTGATGCTTGTGAATCTGCCAAATCTTCGTTGATGTCTGTTCCTGTCAAGTTGTCGAATGCTCCCGATACAGGTAACTTGGTTTCAGTTACGTTGATATCCATTGCGACCGTTGGGAAATATAGGCTTGTCTTATCGTTTGGGATGTTTCCGAAAGCTCGGTTTGCTACGCTGATTGATGCGACGTTGCAGGTTTTCCAAACTTGTTCGCCTGAGTTGTAGTATCCATCAAATCCAATCTCTGTTCTGTTCTTCAATGTGTCTGAAACACCTTTGAGAATCGGTTGGAGACGTTCGTATTGGGCTGGCGATAAAGGAGGAAGAATCCAAAGAGCCTTCCATACCGATGAGCCTTGGTAATACTGAATTGAATGTTCTGTGAAATCCTCTGTTGTCCTGAATACGGATAAGATTGGAAATTTGAAGCTTTCTTCTAGGTTGAAGACGAATGGATCGTATGGGAGTTTGGATCCAACCAATGAGCTTGAAATGGTTGTCAAGCCCGCTGTTGTTGCTTCTGCTGTCCATCTCTGTAACAAGTAGGTATCAAGAACAGATTTGAAGAATTCTAATGTTATGTATATTGGGAAATCAGCGTCTCTCAAAAGAGAGTTTGAGGAATACCCATCAAGCGGATAGATGGCTGAGCCGAATGCGAATGTCTGTGATTCTTTGCTCATGATATTACCGTTGCCACCGTGAAAAATAGGTTGTTGTAAAGGACGTTTGGAAGAACGGTTGCCATATTCGTAAAGAATGGTCTTGGTGCGGCGGCTCTTACCCACTTTCTGAAAAAGACTTGACCGTCAATTTCAAACCTGAGCGCTTTGGCTTTGGTTGGGTATATCTTGCCACCGCCCGGATCGTTTCCGTAATTTACGTAATTGCCATAAAAGATGCCTTGTGCGTTCTTCGCATTGGCTGAAACGATTCTTTCAAAGGCTGTTCCTGAAACTTGGAACTTGATTGAGCTTGTGAGCTTGCCTGTTCTGTTCTTGAAAAGTCCTGAACTCTTGGCGATTTGAACAGCTTGTTCACCAGCCTTGTTGAGTCCTTGTTGTGCGGCTCCTGGTAACTTGTCGGCAATCTCATTTAACTTTGCCAAAAATGCTGAGGAGTCCATTTCAATCATGGCTGTTGAGCCGTTCTTCTAATGACTATTTTGTAAGTCAAGTTGGAATGAACGTCTTGGTCAACCTTGACGAAAAAGGATCCTGTTGGCTCAAAGCCATTACCAGTTACCTTGAAGTAGATTTCAGCGGGGTTGACGCCATCGTCTGAGGAGAAATCTGAGATATTGAATCCGCCTCCTGAGAAACTTGGAGTGAGCGTCAAGCGATAATCGCCTTCCGCGAACTTCCCAGCCGAGGCGAGAACCTCGCGAGAGGAGAGGCGTTCAAGCCTTGGGTTCTGTCCCCCAACCGTGAGAGCGGTTGACGTTGTGGTTGAGGTTCCCAACCCAACGCGTTCGCCTGTCCAAGTTCTCTTGATGACGCTGACAGCGAATGGTCTGAGATTCAGTTGACCGGGAATGCCTCTAACTGAGTCAATCACAGCCTTTAAGCTTGCTGGTAAATCTGCCATTTTAGTATTGCTGTCTTACGTTAAAGATCCATTCAAGCTCATTCACGTTGTCTGATGCTGAGAAGATGTCTCTTCTAGGACCACGCAAACCTAATAGAACCGAAAGGTTGGTTACCAAACGTCTTCCTTCCGAGCGTAAGAAGAAGCTTCCTCTTGCGGCATCAATCTTAATCTCATCAACGGAACCAACTGTTGCGGTATCCCAAAATGAGGCTAGTTTGGTTTCTAAGGTCTGAAGACTGGTAACGAATGACTTAACCGCCAATTCTGTTGAATTGTCCGGTCTTGTTCCGCCATCGGATATTGCCTGAACTGACGTGATTGCATTTTCAAGTCTTGGATCCGCCTGAACGAAGTTCGCTGAGAAACCAAGCAAGCGGCGAATGTCAACTCTATTTGATTCCGTGAATGCCATTTATTTGCTTGCCTTTTTTCTTGCTGCGATTCTTGCCGCTTCTGCCAAGATAAGTTCTTCTCTTGCGCTTTCGTCGGCAATTGACTTGGCAACGGAATCGCGTGTTTCCTTGTCGAAATCTAATGCTTCATGAATTCTTGCGGTTTGACCTTCTCTGACTAAAGCAGGAGCCGAACCACCCACAATGACTGTTCCATCTTTATTGTATTCGTGAATAGCTCTTGTGTATTGAATTGGAATGTTTACGGATTCGCCCGGTTGAACCACAACTTGGGTATTCTGCTTTTGCTCATCCATAATTGTAAACTTGATGACTCTTCCGGTTGGGTTGGTCCATTTGACCGTTGATGATTGAAACATTGTTGATTTTCCTTTTCGTTAATGTTTGTTGGTTGTTGACCGACCAACCAGCGTCAAGCCGATTGGTCGATTGAATGATTATGCTTCGTTGATATCTGTGATAACGCCGCAAGTGTTAGGACGTTTGACAGCTAACTGTAATGTTGCTTGAAGCATGAACTTAAAGCTGTCACCAGTCTTTGCTAATGCGCTGGTCTTAACGAATGATCCGAATGGAGTTACCATCTTGCCGTTGGTGGATACCAATGAGCTTGATGCGGCGAATTCTTGACCAATGAAGACCTGAGGAAGATAGGTTAATTCAATGTAATCTGTATTAAGGAAATACATTGTTCCGGTTGGACAATCCTTGTCGCGAATGATGTTGATTCCTTTGTAAGAAAGGTTATCGGTTGTTGGGTCAAACTTGACGATTGGTTGATTTGCGAATGTGCTGATTGAGCTAAATAGAGCCTTGTATTTGTTGAATACACCAGGAGAGGTAACGATTATGTTAGGACTTTGACCGGATGCGATAAACAAGTTTGCGTCCATTAAATCCATAAGAGCAAGAGTTAAGGATCTTGGAGTACCACCGTTAGCTAACTTGGTTGATGCCCATAATGGATGTGCAGCCTTTGAGATACCGGCGTAAGTTGTGGTTGCGTCTAATGCGCCTCCACCTAATCCGACGATGTTTGCAGTTGAGCCACCGCCTCCGTTTGCGCCGGTTCCGGTGTAAAGGTCAACGTTGATAACTGAAGATAACTGAGCGGCTGAACCAAGGAATCTTTGTCCAAGAATATCCATTAAAGCTGATGCGGAACCAACTGAGGTTGATGCGGCTTGGACTTCCATTTCTGAAATCCAAAAAGGAGCGCGGTACTGTGCCCAAGAAAGGACAGCAGGTAATGGAACGTCAGCGCCGTAATCGCCTGAAACTACGTCGGCACCTTCAACAACAGCCTTTGCGGATGCGTATCCGTCGGCAATGACGGACCAAGCAACGTTCTTTCCCATTCCAGCCTTCATTTGAAGGATGGACGCTAAACGAGCGGTCTTGTTGTAAGCGGTAATTAATTCTGATTCGTAAACCTGAGACAATGCGGAAGTTATATTTGAAAGTGCGTCAATAGCCATTTGGTATCCTTAAGGTAAGTTGATTTATCTGTTGAAAAGAGCCTTTGCTAAGTCTTCTGCAAGTTCTTCCTTGCTGACTTTGCTAGGTTGTTTGAGTGAGGTATGAGAACTCTTATCGCCTGAGCCGCTTGCGACCTTTGCAGGTCTGAAAAGCTTTGCGTCTTCTGATGTTGAAAGCCATTGCTTCAAGCCATCTTTTAAGTTGAACGTTTCGCCTTCATGTTTGAAAACGATTGTTTCCCCATCGTCATCGTATCCAACTGAGTTGGAGACTTTGGTTAGGTGACCAACCGCCATCTTCTGAGTTGTGCGGTTTGTGATTCCAGCCTCAGAAAGAGATTCGTATAAAGACTGTTCAAGCTTGGTTGACTTGTTGCGGTTTCTCTCCTCATCACGTTCGCGCTTTATCTTTTCTAGTTCGGCGCGCATTTCCTCCAAGCCTGATTTTGGTTTGGATTCTTGTTCTGTTGGAGCGGAAACCTGTTGAGTTTGTGAGAAAAGCTTGTCAAGCTTTTGTTCAAACGTCTTGAATCTCGCGGTAATTGCTCTGTTTAATGTCTCTGCTGTCACGTATTGAGGCTGTGACTCTGTTTCGCCTTGCACTTCTTCAGTTGGTGAAGCGTTACCATTTGGCTTATTGTCCATTAGATATTCCTTTTATCTGTCTATATATGCTGTCCTGTGAAGCGTACTGATATGCAAAGATATGCAGTGATAGGTTGTGTTATTTTGAAACAGTTACAATTGTCAAAACGCATCGGCAATGTGGGTGCAATGGAGGCGATTGAGAGAACGATCCGCTAATTGGAACCGTCTTCCCGTGCATCGCTCGGCACCTTGAACAAGTCACTGAATCCAAGGTTGCATCCCAACGGATGAAATAGTCTTGGTTCTTGTCTGTGATATTCTTTTTAATTGCGTCTCTTACGTCTTTCTGAAATTGCCCATTGTGGGCGGTGAAGACAGCTTGTGAAACTGCGTTCTTGATTGCCTGCTTTGACTCAGACGCAATCTCCTTTGAATCAACTTGCTTGTTGTCCAATAGTCTTTGCGCCATTGCGCGAGAGACATAAGCAGCAAGCGCCAAGCCAATTGAAGAAGATAAAAGAAACCATTTCTTCTTTTCCTTGGGTGTGTCGGTCAACTCAACGTTTACCAAATCTTCCGAAACTGACTCATTCGCAAATGAGCGAGCCTCATCAATTATCTTAAATATTGCTTGCTGTAGCTTCTCAGGAATCTTCTTTGAGAACGCTAGACTTGTTGAGTTGGTTGCTACAATGTAGGTTACAAGATCGGTAAGTTCGCTGATTTGGTCATTCGTTAGCTTGTCAAGCTTGCGGACTCTCTCAGCGATGCGGGCGCGATCCAGCTTGCTGAGGCTGGTTGTTACCTTCCTCACGCAACCTCAGACCTTGCCTTGGAAGGCTTCCCGGTTGGGGCGGGGGGCTTGCCTTGGTCGGAATCGTCATCGCTTCCAGGCTCCTCCGTTTCGTCCGCATCGACATCAGGATCCGTCTCCTCATGCCCCATCGATTCCACCGCTTCCTCAATCTCTTTGCGGATAACGCTGGTTGTTTCTGGTGAAACGTTGCCAAGCAACGCAAGAGCAATTTTGGACTGATAAAGCTTGTTGAATGTTTCTGAATGGATTCCAAGGTTCTGAACCGCCATGGCTTCCTTTAGCAATTGGTCGCGATCCGCAAACTCATAATTGGTCAATCCGTGAACTTGCCAAATGATGTCATCGCCTCTTGCTTCCGCAATGATGCGATAAACAGCCTTTGCCGCCTCTCTTACGATGTTTCCATAAGCCGTAAGTATCTTGTTGGTCGCCTCTTGATCCGCCATCTTGGAAAGACCCGAACGCCCAAGAGCTTGGGAGTTGTTGGCAATCGAATTCGCCATTTGGGAAACAACTTGCATCATTTGCTCAACAAGTTCGTTTATTTGCTCGTTGACCAATGTGTAAGCCGCTCCTGTTGGCTCTAGATATCCAAGCTCATCGTCTTTACCAACAACAACATAACCTTTCTGTAACAGGTCTGATTGACGTAATTGGTTGCCGCGGTTTGGATTGTTTTGAGCCTCGGAAGGTATATCGCCCCCAAATGAACCCATCTCAGAGCCGAGCTTGGCAAACGGAACGCAAAACAATGACTTGGCTTGCGAAGCAATCAAAGCTGAACGCCTGTTGAAATGCTCTTGAACCATCGGACCAATCTTGTTGCCGATCCAAAGTCCATCGTTTACGCAAACTTCAACAATCGGAATGCGCTTGAACGTGGTAGTTCCTTCGCTGGTCAACGATACCTCATCATCATCAGCCGGTTCCTTGTCTAGCTTAATTGGCTGAGTTTCAAATATCTTCCAATTCACATTGCCCGATTCGTCGCGCTCCCAAACCTTGAATTGTATGACTTTGGTGTCTCTCTTGGACTCCAAGCCTTGACGCTTGGTAATCTCTCTCTTGATGACGAATAGGACGAAAGATCCATATTCATCCTTTTCAAAGTCAATGACGCATTCATTTGGAAGGATGGTAATGAATGGACTGTTGGAAACGTCTTCCATGCCAATCGCATTGATTGGCGGATTGTCAACGCTTGGAAAGTCAACCTGAATATAAGTTGCTTTCTGAAGCATTGCGTTTGTGATTGACTGTTGAAGAACGGTTGTGAATGCATTTCCGCCAAGGTCTGAGTTTGCCGCAAACTGTTGGTAAAATGGATCGGTTGTTGTATCGCCCGGTGTTGTTGGATCCTCGGCATCGCCAGCGGGTAAAACTGCCAAGTCTTGTGAGAAGAGGTTGGATGCGAAATAGTCAATGATTTGGGATAGATAATTGATATAGCTTGATGTTTTGATTCTGTCTTCGTAGCGTTGTGCGTGCTCTGAAAGGTCTTTGGTCAAGTATTTCTTTGAGTTCTTCAATACTTGAAAGCCTCCAACGTAAAAGTCATCAAGCTTCTTTACGCGGTCCAAGTCAAAATCAAGGCTCTTTTGGTTTAATATTCCGTATTGCATTCGCTGTTCCTGTCTTGGTTAACCGATCGGTAAGTGTGTGAAATTTCGTTGAGGTGTTTGCGTTCCGAACACAAGATCATTAATTGCGAAAACCATCGCATCCATTCGATCGTCATGTTGGCTTGACTGAAGCTCAGGAGAGTAAGCGCACGATTGGTCTTCTAAGAACTTGAAGCTTCCCGCCAAGTGTGCGGCGCCTCTCTCAAAGAGAGCGGAAACAGGTTCAGCGCGCTTGCTCTTTCCCGTTGCCGAGCGCGTTACCTTGACGTGAATAAATGGATTGATGGTCTTGATTGTGTTCGCAACCATATCGCCACCATAATTGTTCTCAGCAACAACATGAGTTGGTTTCCATGTGTTCCAAAGTTGATTGATGACGTTTGCCCATTCGTTTGGTGAATACTTGCCCGAGGCATCAGCCAAAACATAAGCATGGTTATCTAAACCAAGACCGGCAACCACAATTCCAGTTTCATCAGAGTTCTTTCCCGTCGAACCAGCGGGGTCAACCGCAACCACAATCTGTTTCATTAAAGGTGGATTGAGGATCCTTGTTCGCTCAAAGACACCAGCCGAGAACAATGCGCCGGGAACGTCCATAAGCAATTCGCCATAAAGCTCTTGGCGACCAATGCGCGTTCCTTCATACATTTCCTTCAATGCGGTTAGCGTTGACTTGGCTAAATTGGCTTCATTGTCGAATGTGGAACCGAACACAACTCTTGTTTTCTTGTCGGGGTTGTATGAGTCCTGAATGATGGTTTGAAGGATCTTGTTTGGCTTGGGAGTTGTTGCGATGACGATTCTAGGATTCTTGCCGATACGCGCAATCATGTTTGCTTGCATCCAAACGTCTTCCGCATAAATCATGGATGCAAATTCATCAATTACGACAAGAGACATATTTGCGCCTCTTAATCGGTCCGGTTCGTCTGCTGAATAGCAAATGGCTCTTGCGCCCGTATGAAACTCAATCGTTTGGGTTGAATGAACGAATCTTGGTCTGTGTTTCTTTGGAAATACGTTTAGGATTCCTGAGTCTCCCATGACAATCGTATCTCTGATGTCCTTTGAGGTTGGAGCAACAATCGCAATGTTTTTCTCTCCACCGTATACGCATTGCTTGATGTATTCACTTATGGTTCTGGTCTTGCCAAATCCTCTCCCACACTGAAGCAATAAAACTCTGAAATCGTCATCGGTTATGAGTTGCTTTGGTCTTGCGAAATAATCCCAACAATACGAAAGGTCTTCAATCACCCGAGGCGGGAACTTCGTTATTGCTTCTTTCTGAAGTTCGATTGGCAACAGCTTTAGCTTGCTGACAATCTCATGTATTGGATGAATCAATTGGATCCTTTATTCTTAATGATCTTTTCGGGAGTTGGATTGAGCTTTTCCAAGTGCGTGAGGATCTTGGTTACAGCCTCATCAGAGTAACTATCTTGATCCGCTGGCTTCTCAACCGTATAGGCTCCCGCAAGTTGCATTGATAATGCAATGCTTTGGCGTTCTTCATTGATTAGCTTGGCGAATGGAGTTGCCAACTTGAAATCTTTCTCTGTCGTAAACTGAACATACATCATGCGTATTGCATTATGCATCATTGCCTTTGACTCGGATAAGCGCTCAAGATCCTTGGCGATATATGGAGTTACCTTGTCTTTTATATGCTCGCGCATTTCCTTTTCTCTGAGAGACTGATATCTCCTGAGAACGTTGGAAACGGTTCGTGAGTCAACACGGATATTGTGATTGGACTTTAGCCAATTCTGAATATCAACCGTGCGAAGCGCGGAGTCTTCAACATATAACTTATAGATTTCATCTTGAAGCTCGGGCGGAATCTGGTTTTTTGCCATTGTGTCCTTAGTTACAAATCATCGTCTTCAAGTTCTTTCATAAGACGTTGAGTTTCAATGCTCGATACCTGAAAGCTGTTGACGAACACACTTTCGCAAATGGAGTTGTAAAGCTCAGGAAATTTCTCTTTCAAGTCTGAGATATAAACAACGTTGATTGTTCCAAGCTTGCTGAATGGAATGTCAATCGTCTTGCGATAATGCTTTAGGTATAGAGCGGTATGGGAGGTTCCAAGCAATGCAGCAATTTCCTTAATCGTATAAAAAGGCTTGATAACCATTGCGTTCTTTACCGTCTTCCTTGGCTTTGGAACATAAGCCTTCTCAGGAGGTGGGATTGGTGGAACGAATGGATATTCTTTATCGTCTTCTTCTATGTTGCTTGGTGGTTCGTCTTCATATTTCATTGGTTTTCCTTTTTCGTGCGTTGCTTGAAGCTTGCTGCGTCTTCGCGTTGAATCTGTCTCATGTTCTTTAGGAAAGCCAAATGAGATTCTGTGTAGAGTTGATTTGCGAACTTGGTTGTTTTCTGCAACATCAATAGCTCTGTATCGGAGTGTCCTTTGATTCTGCAAAGGCGGATAAGAATCGGAATATCGCAAGTCTTTGCCATGATGGCGCAAGCCGTATGCTTTCCGAACCTCTTGGAGATTTCCGGCGGGAAGCGATGCCCCCCATACGTGCCATACAGCGCGACAGAGTAAGCCTTTGGCATCCTGTCTAGCGCCTTCTCAATCCGTCTCAGACGCGCCGTTGCCTCAATCGCTTGCTCGGCTCGGTTCAACGCCCATGGGTCGAAATACGAGACTCCTTGCGCTTGATTGACAATGGAATTCCAGGTTGAGGAAATCCCAATCTCTGACTCCGCTTGACCATAACGCCAATTTAACTCGGATTCAGCTTTGAGAATGTGAACCCAAGGATTGGAATTATGCATTTGAAACCTTTGCTGGCTTTACATACGTTTCATTGCGAATGATCTGATAAACCGTGCTTTGGTGCGCGCCAAAAAGCTTTGCAAGGAAATAACCAGAATAACCCATCTTGTTTAGAGTTCTGATTGCCTCGGCTTGTTTGATGGTTAAAACGCGTTTCTTTGGACCGCCAACGGTAACCTTGCTTGCTCTTGCGGTCTTGATTGTGGTCTTGCTAACTAATTGCGTGACTTTGTTATGTTTGCTCATGCTGTTCCTTTTCTCCTATCGGATACATGAGCAAAGAGAGCGCCAAACACCATACAGAATATCTGGTCTTCTAATTCGCAATCATATGTGAAATCAACTTGGACTTTCTCTCTTAGGTCGCCAAGATTCTTTCTGATGTAGATGCGGAACCATAAGTCAGGAATGAAGCTTACCAATTCCTCATACGTATCCAAAAGTCCTTCAACCTCCAATACCATGATTTCGATCGATTCCGAATCTTCCTTTATCTCTTTGCTCATAATGATATGCGTTAATATGCATAGTATATAACTGATAGGCGATGATATTTCTGAATTTTAATCGCCCCGAATCAGAAATGATAACCGAATCATAATTAGTATAGGTTTATAGTTACTGTATGGTTAGTCTTACTTGGTTATCCTCTGTATGGTCATTGACTCTTATATGGTCTGATTTCTATCTTATACCTAGTGTCCAGAGATTTCAATGATTTCTCGATGTTTATTAAGATTCCTTTATCTTTAGAGGTACGATGTAATTAAAAATAATTAGCTCTTGAATTATTTTCGATAGACATACGCATAACAGGATATATATTACAAGAGGACAATCAATGAGCGGAGAAATTGTGAAGAATACAACATCAAAGAAATTCAGAGAATATTGCATAAACAAATTTCCAGGTTTGGCTTGCAAGGAATCGTTTCGCAAGTTCTTTCAATACCTATGCTTTGGAACCATGATCTGCAAAGACACAGGAAGACTTGTCATAACTCACAACTTGCTTGCGGACTTCAACAAGAGCCGAGATGACAAAGCTTTCATATCTGGTGAATTCTTATCCGAATTCAAAGCGGTTGTCGTGAACAAGCTTGAATGGACGAATCCAATTCCTTTCATTGACTATAGATGGATCGGGCAATCAAGAACCATTAAGCGCACCGGATTTGATGCTGAACTTGAAGCAATGATAACCGAGGAGATTACAACCGAGGTAAAGGATCCTGTCTTCTTCGTTTCGGGAGAGGCTTACTATCCAAAGACAAGACGCGAGTACAACGAAAAAGCAGAGAAAGAAATCAAGTCAGAACAATCAACATACGTCTTGAATGAAACTCAGCAAAAGATATTCAATTACCTTGAAACCGTCCCGTTCGATGCTTTCACCAGAAAGCTAAACAATAACCAAGCTGAGATTCAGAGCGCAATTGACGAAATCACGGACCCAATCAGCGAACACAAGGCAACCGAAAAGAAATTGATTCAATATCGTATCATCAACTCCATTCGTGAGAACCCATCGGTTCACTATCGCCCAAGTGTGCGCGAGAGAACTTCAAGGCTATTTCACTCCTCGGATTGCGTTGTTGCGCTAAAGAAGACCGTTCGTAAGGCTTTCTGTAAAGGTTGGACGGATATCGATCTAAAGTCTTCCCAATTTGCAATATTGGCTGAAATTCTTGACGCAAGCTTGGCAAAGGCGTTCCTCGACTCCAATCAAGACCTTTGGCTTTACCTAAACAAAACCATATTCAACAAGCATGAAAAGCCAAGCGCGGTTGAGAAAACAGCGTTCAAAGCCGTTATCTACGGCTTGTCATTCGGAAGAAGCAAGAAAGAGATAACCAAGTCTCTTAAAGAACTAGGCTTAGATGCCAAGCTCTTTTACTCAAATCCAATGATTGCCGAGCTATTCAGCAAACGTGAGGAATGGTTAGATAGCATCGAACATTACGGATACGTTACCGATGCTTGGGGCAACAAGATTGAGGTTTCAAAGGATCGTTGGGCGGGAGCCGTAGCAGCCGCTAAAATACAATCAATTGAAATGGAAATCATTTCCGCTGTTTTCGATGTTGCTAGCCTTCCCGAATATGCAAACAAGTGCAAGATCATGATCTTTCAACATGACGGTTGCACAATCAGCTTCACAAATAAGGAAACCAAGCCCGTAATTCTAAGGAGAATGCAGGAAGCGCTTGACGAAAAAGCAAAGAAATTCAACGTAATAGCCAGACTTGAAAATGAGGATTTATGAAAACAAAAGCATTGACAATAGAAGAGATTGAGTTGGAATTGGAAAAGCAAGGACATTTGGTAAGAGACGAGAATGGAGAGTTGATAACACCAAGACCGCCAAAGCCAAAGCATTGCCAATGGTGCGGCGGTTCATGCGGATCCAATAGTCTTCGTTGGGTTGCTCATTACACCTTTCACAACGCTCCAATATTCACGGGTTGGTTTTCGGACCAATGCGAGGAACTATCAGACTTCGCGTTTCAAGCATACGACAATGACGATTCTTGAGAATATATATGCATACTCTGATATATAGGTATGAAAGGAAATCATAATGGAAAAGAAGATTAGAGAGAACGTTCTAAAGAAGGTTCGAGTATGCATTACGGTTGATCCTGAGCTTCATGCGAGGATCGTAAAGATGGATGCCGAGAACCAATCCGGGTTCAGCTTCCACGTTGGAAAAGCTTTGAAGGCTTATTTGGAAACATTGGGAGCAAATAAATGAACCGAGCCAAGATATCGGAGATATTGCACGCAATTACATTGACAACGCTTGGAGCCTGTTGCGGCGCTGTATTGGTATGGTTCTTAATATAAAGAGCATTCTACGATGTAGAATTCAATATCCATGCCAAATGGAGAAAAGGAAATGAATATGAATATGAAATATACTAGAAATGATGGAAGCGAATTGATGTTTATTAAGAACAATGATGGTATGTTTATTGTGGTAACATGGAAGGAAGGAAGGCAATTGTTTCGCAACGTTGTCAAGGCTAGCGATTCTAAAGCGGTTGATGCGCTGATTGATAGCTTGATTGCCGATGGAAAGAAACAGATTGCCGATAACGGATAAATAAAACAATATCCATGCCAAACAATGAATGAGATTTGATTCTCCAAGAGTCGAATCAGCCGCCCGATATGGAGCGGCTTTTTTCTTTTAATTGGCATGCGTCTTGACAGCTAAAGATAAATAATTATACTACATGTACGATTTCATGACATATCTATGCATATCATGATATATCAGTATGCGAGCATGACAAACAATGCTTGCGAGGAGATAAAATGAGCAAATACTATACATTATCAATTGAAACAAATGGCATAAATCTTGATTCTTTGAATTCGTGTGATTTCGATACTGAATGCGATACTTGGACCGCTTACAACAATGAGGATTGGTCTAATTACGCTCCAATGTCAGTCAACTTTGATGCTTTGGAAGATGAGACATTCATAATTCGTGCCAATACAAAGGCTAGGAATATCGCTTGCAATGAGGTTCTTAGCTATGCCGCCCGTAACGGGGTAACAAGTACAACAGCCATTCTAAGAGAAGGTGTGAGCGGTAAGAAGCTTGGAGCCTATGTCAAGGAAGGCAATGCTTGGAGCTTTTACAATGCATAATTAAAACAAATATCATGCCAGAATGAACGAAGCCACCAATCAAGGTGGCTTTTGTCGTTTCATAGCTACCAACAATGAGAGGAGCCGAATTCAGGTCAACGGGAAGGCGTCTCCTACGTTGTTTCGGGCGGTCCAAGGATGGTTGAGACCTGAGAGGAGCAAGACGCGTCAAATCGCCTCCCATGAGCTTCTGAGGCTAATTCGCCCGGATTGCCTGCTAACCTGTTCAGGCTCGGAAGGTTCGCTTTGCCTCTCAGAGCTTGGCTTGGTTGACGGGAGCAACCAAGAGAGGCGGGAAAGAGCTAGCGGGGCGGGGGGTTGCAATGGCTTGGGGGGCGGTTGTGCTCCTCCGATTGAAACCAAGCTCGGCTTGCTGGTCTGAATTGACAGTTTCTCTATACCGAATTTGAGTTTTACTAGATGTTTTTGGCATTAGTCTTGATTGAGCTTTACCTATTGACTGATTTGTGAATGTCGGGAAAAAGAATCATGTAGTATAAAGAATGCAATATAGCGATATGTAATGATAAGTATTGAAACAGGTGTGAACAAATGGATACATATGGTCATTTCCAGGCTGAACGGAACGAAAAAAGAATCAGGAAGCCTCACTCAAGAGACACCTTCTCATAACTTGACAACAGCAAACACCGATAAAACAAGCACAATGACAATCAGCCAAGCAATTCAGAATCAACCAAAAACAGAAAAAGCCACCTCAAAGGATGGCTCAATCAGTCCGATTATAATTCCAATGTTTATGGAATCTTGTTGATGTTGGCAAATTCACCAAACAATTCAATAGCTTTCTCATTGTAAGCGTATGCGGCTTCAACCTCAGAGTCATAGCGTCCAACGTGAACCATCTTGTTGTCTTTATGGACTCTGACTCTCCAAGATTGGCTTGACTTATCCCAAGCAACACCTTTGAACTTTGAGCTTGTATCGCTGGTTGTTTTCCTATTTCCCGCCTTGATTTGGGAGTTGGTTGGAACTCTTAGGTTTTCAATTCTGTTGTCAACTCTATTCTTGTTTATGTGTTGGACATTCTTTGCCCAATATCCGTAATGCATGAACCAAGCCAATCTATGACCATATACCTTTACATTTACTCCATTTATTACGGGGTTGATTGTAATGTATTCATGGCATGTATATTGAATTTGTTTCTTGGTGTAGTTACTTGTAATGATTCCTGTGTTTGGGTCATACTTGTAATTCGATTTGATATACGTTGATATTTCGGCGGTGGTTGGTTTGGTTGTCATACATAGTATATATCAGTATGCCAATGTATGCTTATCTTTTCTTTGGGACAAAAATCCGAAAGCCGAGGAACGGTTAGGTTCTCGGCTTTGGTCGGTTCGCTCTCAGCGCTTTTGATGTTTGAGCTTGGAGCGATAACCTCTAACGGGGGTCTGTTCTGGAATGTCCGCGGCAACGATTAGCTTGGACAGTTCCTCATCAGAGTAACCCGAGATTACTTCTTCTTCTTCTGGTTCGACCCATCGGCTTTTGGGCTGTTGGATTCTCCCAACAGGTTCTTCTGTCCCGGTTCTGAATCGGGCGCGTCATCGTCGGCAATGGCTTCTTTCCAACCAGCCTTGCGGAACGCGAACTTCTCGCCCGGACCTTTTTCGCTATAGGCGATGATAGGCGACCGAGGATCGCCAAGATCCTTGAAGGCGCCATCGTTGGTCTTGGACTTGATGTGAAAGGCGTTCTTGACGCGGGCGATTTCCTGTTCCCAAGAGCCATCGTCGGAAAGCTCATTGGCGCCGAGCTTCTTTGCGGTGTTGCGGATAAGCCCGTTCAGCGTGACGGATTCGCCATCAATCTTCCCGTCAAGGCTCTTGCGAAGCGACTTGGAGGAAAGCGAATCGAACACTTCGCAAGCGACCTTCCAGATTTTGGAGTTGGAGTGTTTGGGGGTCGCGCCTTCCTTGGCGCCATGAACCGCCGCCAAGCCTCTCAGCGGCTTCAGATCGGGGTTTTCGTCCATGTACCGGTCAATTGCCAGTTTGAGGAGGAAAGCGGTTTGAACGCGATTGACCTTCCCGTGGTTCGCCTTGGTTTCGTCATTTTCGAGAACCAGGATGGACTCCCAAAGCTTGGCTTTGGCGATGGCGTTGTGGAGGCTAGCAGCCTGCTGAAGCTCGGATTCCGTAACGATGCGCGCTTCGCGTTCTTTGCGTTCGGTTGCCATGGTTCTTTATTTCCCGGTTGCTTCGTTGCTGTCTTGGGTCGGTTTGATTGCCGCCCGGAATCGGATGAAAGAACCATAATAGCGGCTGATAGGTTGGTCAACTCTTTTTCTTTGGTCGGCTGTTCTTTTATTGGTGGATAGAGATTGCAAGGATCATTGGTTCGGCGTCAAGAACCGTGCCAGCGGCTCAGCCCCATCGACGAACATAAGGATTGGTAAGCGTGGAGACGCTGAGAAGCTTTGCAATCCAAAGCCTTCCCATCGGCGCGCTAAAGTAGGTAGTATCATCGCCAGGCAACGCCAATCTAACGCAAGGCGTCACAATTGACGCAAGCCCATCTAATAGCATCGGGAGAATTGATCATGAAGACCAAGGATGAAGTTGGCATCATTCGTGATTCGGTTCCTGAGAAGGCTCAAGAGGCTTATTTCAAAGCGTTGTTTGGCGACATCAACCGGCGGATCCGTTCTGGTGAATTGGTTTCGTATGCCGTTTCCCAGCCAACTAAGACGAGCATTCAGGTTACGGAATTCCAAAAAGGCGATACGCTTCCTAAAAACTTCTCTTGTGTTTGCGAAATGTGCAAATCAGACGAACATTCAGAAGAAAACATTAGGCATCAAATCTTGATTGCAGAAGCGCAAGGCTTGGTTGTTCACGATAAGGATACAGATAAGATCCATTTGGTTTCTGGCATGGATTGATTAAGTCAAGCGCCAAATAGATGCCTTCAACCTTGATTGGTTGGAGGCATTCGGCTTTTTTGTTTCAGCGCGTATTTATATGTTTTGGCGCGTCTTGACGCCAATTTATAAAGATGCATGTTGTTGGAGCCGCAAGAGAGCGGCGGAAAGAAAGAGAATATGAGCAAAATTTCATGTTTCAGTAAGTCAGTATCATTGAGTGAGATTGTTTCGAGCTTCATTCCCGGTCCCGCAAATGGATTGGAAGACGATTGTACGGCTCAAATGGTTGGAATGGTGGTTGCTGGTTTCCATGGGAGCGCTGAGGTTGCGACTGATGAAACGTTTACGGTTGTTTGGGATGCCAATACCAAGACGATTCAAGTCAACGATGGTGAACGGTTGTTCACGTTTGAGCCTCAGTTGGTTCCGGGTGAAGAGTTGGTGTCGATTGCCAATAAGGCTTTCAAGTTGGTTGAGGTTTCGACCAAATGAACGATTATTGCACTCCTGAGGAGTATTCAGAGAAGCTTGGCATTGGTCGAACGCTTGTGTTTGCTCTCATTAAGAAAGGATTGCCATCCATCAAGATTGGAAGGCTTCGCAGGATTCTGATTGAGCAAGCGGACGCTTGGATCCTTGCTGGTGGGGCGGATTCGACCCGCAAGCGCCAAATTCGTGCCAAGCGCGAATAATTACCGGGACGGAATACCGATGGGAGTTATGCTTTTATTGGTTGATTCGCTGGATAGTTGATTTACATTGATATCCGAAAGGAGGATCCATGGCTGATTTGTTCAAAATCTATTGGCACGATAAAAAAGCTATTGATGGGTCCAACATCGGTTATTTCTTCGCTAAATATAAGGACGGAGAAGTTTGGAAATCCAAAAGCATTCCCGTCAACATCAGGAACAAGGAAGAAGCCGCGGTTTGGTTCCGTGCTTGGAATGCAAACCGCGTTGCTTTCTCCGTTAATCCTCTCAACAGCCAAATCAAGGTTGTGCGGACGCTTCGCAACCTTGCGCCGCAATGGCTTGAATACAAGCGCGGGAAGGTGACTCCTGATTTTATCAGGCAAGCCAAGACCGCGATTGATAAATGGATTTTGCCATATTCGATCGCTGATTTGGATCTTGAAAAGGAAGGCGCAAATCCTGAACCTTTCATGGAATGGTTTGGATTGATCAAGCTTGCCACCTCAGAGCGGACGAAAAAGAAGCTTTCGGCATACTATTTGCGCGGCGTTTTCACGGTTGCAAAGCTGTTGATTCGCGATTCGATGGATAACCGTTGGATTGCCACGCCACGCAATCCGTTTGACTTTACCCAAGTCAAGAAAGAACGTCCGAAAGCTGTTACGCGATTGGGAAACGATAAGATTCGCTTTTACAAGGATGAAATCGCAAAGCTGTTGACCTGTCATGATGCCCCGATTTATCGAAGGATTCGGTATCTTTTCGCCTTTGCAACTGGGTTTCGCGATATGGAAATCCAAGGCATGCAATGGAAAGACCTGAAAACCAACGATGGCGTTCCCGTTGCTCATGTGAAGAAGCAATTGGAGAAAGCGGGACGTTTCCCATTGATTGAGCTTGGAATGAGCGATCCGCTTCCCAAGGTCAAGAACGCTTTGGTTCGACCTTGCAAGGCGGATTCAAGCCGCAAGATGCCGATTCATCCTGAGTTGGGTAAAGCTCTTGCTTGGTGGAAAGAGAGCGGTTGGCGTGCGTATGTGGGGCGGGAGCCTCAGCCGGAAGATCCTATCTTCCCAACCCCCAACGGAGAATTCGCAACCCCCCGATCGTCTGAGTTCCTTAGGCTTGACCTACTAAAAGCCAAGCTTTCTGATAAGTACGATGACGAATATCCTTATGATTTCCATTCGACGCGTCGCACGTTTGCCACGCTCTTGGATAAAGAATCTAAGAATCAGGCTTGCGTAAAGCATCTAATGGGGCATTCGGCGGATGGTGTTACCGCCCGTCATTACCTTGGAGATGACTTGCCGAGCTTGTGGGAGGAAGTGTGCAAGTTGCCGCTTCCGAAATGGGTTGACATTTGTTCGGAAACGCGATTGGCGCTTGTTGTGAACGAATGAACGCGTTGGATAGCGCTTTGGTTCAGTACGCCAAAGCTATCCGGTTTGACTGCGCGCGCACGGATACGGGATAGTCGGGTGAAAAACCGCGTCAACCAAGGCTGATTGTGGCGCTGGCGAACGCGTGCGACCGACGCCGTACGAAAACCCCGACAAATTGCGACGTTGACGCATTGTGGCGAACGTTGGCGAACGCTGAAAAACGTAATAAAATCAATTAGATAGCGGCTTCCTAAGCCGAAGGTCACACGTTCGAATCGTGTCGGGGGCGCTAAAAAACAAGCGGATTAGTGGTTGAGCTTGAAGCGCCTTGGTTGACCGTCAACCAAGGCGTTTCTTTTGGCTGGTTGGTCAACGGAATGGCATCGCCAACGCTCTTTCAGGAGTTGGTTGGAGCGTCATGAACCGTCAACCAAGAGCGCGTGAAACATGCCGTGAAACGCTTCTCACGTTTCATGCCAACAAGCATCAACAAGACGTAAAAAAAACCGATGCCTTGGGGGAGATAAACCCAAAGCATCGGTAATTTATGGGAGTTACGTATCTAGAGAAGAGAAATGAGTATCAATTGAAAACAAACAATCATAAGAAGCGTTAGCCTCTCAAGATATATATCAAAGTATTCGTAAGTTGGTGTTAGGTATTTTCTTAAATAAGGTAATACTTGGGCATACTCTTTAAGGAGAGTTGATGCCACTAATTGAAAAACATAACAAGAGAGACTTACGATTTAGCAGAATGCACAGAGAAGAATTTCCGGCGGGGTTTGCAATGAGCGATGTTGATTGGATGCTTTACGATAAAGAAAACAATTCGATTGCCATGCTTGAAGAGAAGCATGGAAACATCAGGCTTGTTGACTTGACAACGCCTCAGATTGTTCGACACGTCAAGATGGCTGATAAGCTTGGAATTCCATTGTTTATCACTGTCATTGCCCCGAAAGGTGAAGAGGAAGACGCTTGGAACCATTGGGCGTTCTATGTCATTGCAGTAAACGATTTAGCCAATGCGTCATTAACTAAGTTCGGATATCGATCCGGTTATAAGCTAATGAGTCAAAGAGAATACTTTAGATTTGAATGTCATTTAAGAAACGTGAAATCAACAGAGAAAGAGGAGATGAGATATGAAACAGAGTTACCAAAATGGTATGTACCAGAAATCCAATACTAAAACATCGTCGCGAATAATTGCCGGGACGGAATCGGGCTCTATCCAGCGGTTAACCTACATTGACAGGAATTCGGCTCGGAATGAGCTTGGAGGTATGAAGAAGCTGATTGCTCTTGTGGGTCTTGTGTTGATGGTCGGTTGCGGGGCAACGCCGGTTGAAGCGCAACCAGCGGAACCGAACGTTTGCGCTCAGGTTGTCTCGCCTGTCAGCGAATGCGAACTTTTCGTTGATGCCAATGGTACAACCAAGTTCAAAGGAACGATTCAGAGTTGCTCTCAGGACATCAACCCCGATTCCGCCAACTGTGCCAAGGTCAACGATTCAAGCGCCAACCTGTTCTGTTGTCGCAAGCCTCCAACGTCTCCAAACGATTGCGGCGAGCCTTGCCAATCGCCCGCTACAACCTGCAACGGTTCGCCCAAGTTCGTTCCAACTGAGAGCGGATTGATAACCAAGGCTCCGAACGTTCCCAACCAATGCGTTGGTGAATGCATCATGTTTTCAATGGGCGTTGAACTTAACCATTGCCCCCAACCTGGAACGGGATATGTGTTCCTTTGCTCGAATCCTCAGGAAGCGATTCAAGACACCATCAAGAAATGCGCGCCATCGGCTCATCAGGATACGGAAGGCGTATCGTTCTGGTGTTGTCCTGATAACCTCATTGAATGACGTTAGACGCAAAACAAGCCGCATACCGAAAAGGAAGTAAACGGTATGCGGCTTTGTTGCGTTCGCCTTGCGGCAAATCTGTTTATTTGAAGAAGGCTTTGAGAACAAGACCGAGGATAGCAACGAAGATGGTTCCTCCGAACCAAACGGAAGCCTTGTTGATGCGACTTTGCCAGATTTCAAGGTTATAGACGCGGGCGGTAACGCCATCATGTGAGAAAACCTTCTCATGGATTTCGTCAACCTTTTTCATCATGCGTTCTTGGTTCGATTCCATGCGTTCCATTTTCTCTGAGAGAACGGCTAACTCAACTTTATCTTCCATATCTTCCTTTGCGTATTTTTTGATTGGCGTTGGTGACATTGTAAGACCTTATGGCTTGACATCATTTGATGGTTGGTTGGTCGGTTGGTTCGGGAGATACTTTTTGGATTAGGAATGATTTGGCGACGCGGTAAACAAGCCCCGACATGAGACCGGCAACAAGACCGGCAAGGATGCCAAGCGCAGCGAAATGACCAACAACGGCGCCAATGCAAACCGGCGCAATTGGAAGAACCAAATCAGTCCAAACCTTGGACTTGGCTTTGTCTTTTAGGATGAATTCGCCCGCTGTTTTAAGAGCGAACATAACGGCATAGATTGCCAATGAGAGCATTATGAATGAGACTGAAAAGATGAGTTCTAATGGCATCATGCGACCTTTCTTGGAGCGCCGATATTGAAAGCGGTTGCTCCTGTTTTCACGTAAGCGCCATGATTGTCTGATTGTTCAAGTTGCATTGCTTCGCAGTAGACGTTACCTGAACCTACACCGTCTCCACCTTGTGCGATTCTGTTGTCAAAACCGCAACTTATAGTCGTGTCGTTTGCAACGCTGAATCCTGAGATAGAATATTTTGTTGGTGCGCTTGTTAATATAACGGCAGTTTGAGCTAACGTTGCTGCATTGCCGTATGTGCGAATTCCTATCGATTTTCCAGGAGTATCAGTCCAAAGCCAAGCTGTGAACGTGAATGGAGTTCCAATTTGGAAGTATGGTGCGGCTGGAATGTATGATTGATATTTGTAAGCGGCTGTTGTTGTGATTGCTAGTTTGGTTGCGCTTGTGTTGCTGGCGATTCCGGGTTGAGAACCTGTAACGGTTACACCTACAACGGAGCCTGCAAACGATCGTGACCAATCCTCAGAATAGGCAAACAAGTTCTGAGAGGTTGTCTGATTTCTTGGTGTTGCTGGATTGACAGCGGTTGTTGTGGTTGCAACGTAGGTTCCTGCGACGTTTGCAGCTTCAATCTGATAACCGAATGCTGCTATTGATTCGCCCGCTGGCGTGAAAGTAGGACTACCCGACGCATCGCAAACGATGACAGATAGAGCAGGCGGCGAAGTTGGAACGAACGTGAATTCGCAACGATAGAATCCGTTGGAGCTTGGTGTGATTGCTGCTCTTGTTGCTGCTCCCGCAATGGAAACGACGTTTCCGGCTTGCAGATCAAACTTCGCGCTTGCGGCGTAGACGTCAACGTCTCCAAGCATTATGTATTTTGAATTTTGTTGCTTGAAGAAACATGAAACGGTTGTTTGTCTACCTACGATGAATGTTTCTAATCCAGTTACAGAGAAAAACGCGCGATGGTATGCGCTGGTTCCGCCTGATGCTGCGATGGTTTGAGCGGTTCCGATGAAATCAGGCGCGGTTCCGGCTGCTAATGGAGTTACCGTGACTGGATATCCTGTGATTCCCCAGCCTGTTGTGAATGTCTCTGATGCTTTGACTAGGTTCTGAGGTTGTCTCTGATTTCTTGGAGCGCCAGTATTGATTATGCTTGAAGTTGTCTTTACATACGGACCAGAAAAGTTAGACTTTTCAAGTTGCATTCCATCAACAAATACCGTTCCTGAAGCAGTTCCGTCGCCTCCAACAGATCCGCCACGATTATCTAAACCGAATGTGATTCCGGCTGTTTCCAATGGTGCATAGCAAGCGCCAGTAACGATATACTTCGTTGGTGTTGTAGTAAGTGCTACTGTTGTAACCTGTAAAGCAGTTCCAGACGGAAGGCTGGCAAGTCGAATTCCAATAGACTTGCCAGGAGTATCAGTCCAAAGCCAAACAGTTCCAGTATAGTATTCGCCAACAATCGACGGTTGGTCTGTGTAACTTTGGTATCTGTATGCTGTTGAGCTTGTGACCGTTAGTTTTGTTGCAGATGTTGAACTGTTTACGCCAGGCAAACCAGCAATAACTGTAAAGCCTGAAGCCGTAGAATAGACAGCAGAAGACATATCTTCGCTGGATTTGGCTAAGTTCTGTGCTGGTCTTGAAGTTCCATAAACCGTGAGAGGCGTTGCCCCGGTTGCGACATATGGAGATGGTGTTGTCTGACCTGCCGATGCTTCCTCAAGTTGAGCGCCATATACGTAAAAATCAGGAACTAGGTTATTAATATCAAAGAAACCAACGTTTCCAGTTCCTGAACCTTGCGCAGTGAATAAGAAGCTGAGTCTTTGCCAAGTTGAAGTTGCGTAAATCAAGCCCGAATAATAAGTTGTAACTAAATCGTATGCTCTGAAGTTGAATCCTTGATCAGAACCAGCATTGCGCAACACGTAACATGAATATATGTATTTCTTACCATTCTGAAGCGGACATGTTTGAATACAATAACCACCATTTGTTGTAATGTGCAATTCATCAGCTGTAACAGCACCATCAATTGGATTTGCTGTAACGTTTGGTGTGACTATGCTTGTTGACTTGCTCCAAACTGCATTGTCGAAAGCGTCTGAGAATTGGAGAAAATTTCTGACAACGCCTCTTGCGAGCATTGGAGAATCAGCGGAGAAAGCAGCGCCACCCGATAAGGTAAGATTCAATCCGCCAACGGAAGCAAACGCAGTTGTTCCAGCGCCTTCATTCAATAACCATCTATGAGTTATGGTTGATGGTTGCTTGTTTAGAAAGTAATCGTCTGAAACCTGTTGTGCGGTCCAAGCGTGTCCGATATCGTAAACAGCATCAGCCATTCCGCCACCAATCGGAACGTTTGAGCCTGAGCGAGCGCCAAAGGTTAGAACGCCTGATGAATCAAGCGCGCTCCAAACAGAGCATGATAGTTGGTGAAAGAAGACACCATCAACGTATATGGATGCCATACGCGCAACAGAATCAACAACCAACGCAAGTCTATGCCAACCTGAGGTAATAATGCCCGGCATCGAAACAGAACAACCGCCCGTAACAGTCAATGAGAAATTGCTATTTGATGTAACTCCAATGGACCAAACGTTGGTAACGCCAAATTGAGCGATGTTTTGACCATTAGGATTGTTGCAAATAGATATCCAGCAAGTAAACGTGAATGAACCAGCGCCAGGAGATAGCGCGGAACTTGATGGCGTTGCTATGTTGCTTGCCCACGCAAGCGATTGCCCGCTTCCGGTGTAACTTCTATTAAGAAGACGCATTTTCTAATTCCTTTGCTTTTTTGGCGCGTCTAGTCGCCCACGCTTTAGCCATTGATTCCTTGCTCACGTAAGTTCCTTTGCGGTTCTGGTTTCCAGTTTGAGCCTTAGACATTTTGGCTTTAGATTCTTCTGAGCGTTTAGAACATGTATTTGCTAATGAAATGGCTTCTTTGGTTGATTCAGGCATTGGAATGCCAGATCTAGAAATTGACATTTTCATTTTTGTTTCTTCTGTAGCCTTTTTGCCAAGGTTGGCTTGTCTTCGCAGTTCTCGTAATTCTTCGCTTGGATTCTTGTTTGCTTCGCTTATTAATCTCTTTGTCTCTTCTGAATGTCTTCCTATAGATCCGCCTTCTCTAATGTTGTATCCATTTGAGATTGTATCAAAATACGTAATCCAAAAACATTCTGAATGATTCAAAGAATCTTGATTATCAATATTATCTTGAATAATTGTAAGCTCAAATGAAGTCCAGTCGTATTTTGCAAGCGCAGCAACTATCTTAGATTTGTATCTGTTAGCGCCTTTTTTGAATAATTTTATATCGTCATTGTAATCAGAAATTCGATCGGCAAGTTTTCTTGTTGTTTGACCGATATATCTCTTTCCGCTTGCAATATGCTTTATTTGGTAAATAAGCATTAGGCTCCAATCGTTGGTTCAACCAAAGCAGCCGGAACCAACGCAGCAAACGCCGCTGGTAATGCTGGCGAAACTGCTGATTCCTGAGATTCAAGATATGAAACGATGCCTTGAACCTTTGAGTTCAATGCAACCGTATCGCCCGCTGCTAACTGCCATTGATAGACGTTTCCAGGATATTCCGCCTTGTTCGTCTTTACATAAAAGGAGACGTTCCAAACGCCTTCCGAAACTTGCACAATGCTTGTGATATTGAATGTTGATGCCATGTTAATTCCTTTATAAATACCAAGCGTTTATGTATGAGTCAGCAGCGCCAACGGTCTTGGTTGCGCCGGTTGATGAGTTGCAAACAACCATTCCAGTTGAGAAGTATTGACCGAATTGCGTAAGGTCCAATGTGAACGTTTGACCGATTGGAACCGGAATGGAAACGATTGGAACCGCGGTATCCGCTGGTAATGTGGTTGTGTTATGAATCTGTAAGTAACGAACGGCTGCGTTTCCGTTGGTAAAGACAAGCTTGTAAAGCTTACCCGCTGAGGCTTTTACGACTAAGTTGGTAACAGCAAAACCGGCAAGGAATGAAACGGCATTTGTTGAGACTGCTAAAGGCTTCTCAGCGCTCCAACCAACTTGATTGGTGTTGTCTTCATACTGAGGCGCAAACTGTTCAGCGCTGGCTAAATCGCCTCTTGAGTTGGCTTGTAAGCCTGATGTTTGGTTGTTTACCAATGTTGGTCTTGTGGTTTGGTAAGCAGCGGCAACGCGTTGTCTTCCCGCTCCGTCAAGAGAAACCGGGACAACCGCACCATTTGAAAATGATGGCGCATAACCATCTAAGTATACTTGTGTTTGAAATTCACTCATGAAGATTCCTTGTTAATATGTTGGTTTATTGATTTGTTATGCCGCGCCAAGAGTTGTGACGGTTCCAGAAGAACCGCGATACTTCAAAGCCCCACCTTGAACGTAAAGGATGCCACCTCCAACGCTGTTGGCGGTTGGGGCGGTTGCACAGTTGGCAATATAGAGAACCAAATCGCCTGAGTTGGTTGGCATTGACGTTGTTGTGATATCGCCAAACATGCCAATTACTCTTCTTCCCGTGGCAACTTCCTTGGTTTTTAACATCAAGTCTCCGCCCGCTCCGTCAATGCGGATTTCAACCCCACCTTTCAAGCCTGAACCGCCATGGACACCGCCGGTCAAGGTCAATAAGCCACCATCGGAACCGCTTGAGCCTTGCGCGCTAATCGCAAACTGCGAACCAGCGGCGGCATGGCTATCCTGAAATATGTTGATGACTCCAAGAGTTCCGTTGAATCTCAACCAAGCGGCTTGAGTGTCGCAAATGCCCGAATTTCCAGTTATGGACTTGACGGTTGGCAATGCAGCCGTTCCGCCCAAGTCATTGGTTAGCTGAACAATTCCTTTGTTTCCGAATCCAGCATCAGCGGCGGCGCTTGGGTTCTTGACAATGGCGTTGAGCTTTGAAATCCAACCGAAAACGGTTGAACCTTCGATGGTTTCGTTTACCGCTCCAAGACGGTTGCTTGCGCCCGTTAGAACGTAAACCCCGAATGTGGTTGTTAGCGTTGGGTCGAACCTTCCGCCGGAATCAAGAGAGTTGTTGACAACTGACTTGAATATCAATGCTGTTGATTGGTTTGGTGCCGTGAATGTCGCAACCTTTGTTGAGGCATTGATGGATAAGCTGCTGGTAATCGTTGCCGCAACTTGGTTTTCATCCGTTCCAATACAGGTCAACGCCCAATTGGTTACGCCTGCTGTTGAAGCAAGAGCGATGGTTACCGTTGAAGAAGCTGTTACGTTGACGCCGTTTGTCTGAGCGGATCCGTTGATTGTGACTAATGGTGAACTCATGCAAATCTCATATCTGTTATATTTGTGTAATTAAAGTTGACAGCATAGAATTGGTTTCCCGCTTGCGCGCCTGAGCCTGACTCATCATAAAGGTTGATGAAATAGATTCTATTCGCCGCAATGACGTTGTTTTGGTTGGTTGTGAACGTCAGAGCCTTTAGCTTCTGAGAGTCAATCCAAGCGGCTGTATTGGCTGGGTTGGGGGAGTAATATTGAGTTGTGTTGACCGAATGAAGGAAAGCAGGAGCGGCAACAGCGGAACCAACAGCAAGAGGAAAATAGAAGACCTGAACGTTTGGAAGCGTTGCGGGAATGGTTGTCTTGGAGCTTGGAACCACAAAAAGAATATCAATGCTTGAAAGCGTTGCGCCAACGTGAAGCGCTTCCTTTGGAACAATCATGTATTCAACGGCGCCAACGCCACCAACGGCGTAAGTAGAATATGAAGCCAAGTTGAACGTGGTTCCTGAATATTGAACCGTTGAAAATGGAACGGTTATGGTTCTTGAACGTCCTGTATGACCAACGGGAAGAGTTGGGTAATCGTTGTTGCCCATTTCGATTGTGCCGGTTCCTGAGGTTGTAACCTTCCCGCCTGAGCCAACCGTTACAGTAGACAATACGGAACCTGTTGAACCTGAATCGAACGTCAAGCTTGAACCTGTTCCGATATGGATCGCGCCTGTTGTGGTATCGCCTGTCTTGTCAACGGCTTTCGCATGATCGATATCTATTTGAGTCATTTGGGCTGAACTCAACTTTTCATTGATTGTCCAACCGCTTGGTTTTACGAGTGAGATTGTCATTGATTAACCTATTTGTATTGTGAGAGCGCTTGGTAAGCTTGGAACGAATGTTGGTGCGTTGCATTCAATTACATATGTTCCGGCTGGTAAATGATCGTAACGAAGCGTGAAATCAACAGAATCGCCAAATATGCCAGTTGCTACGGTTGCTGATTGATGAGCAACGATGGTTCCGCCGATATCCCAACCTTTGCTTACGTACATATTGACGGTATCGCCAATGGTTCCGAATGCGAGCATTTCAAGTTTTAGATTGATGGTCGAAAGAGTTTCAATAATGAAATAGTTTGCAAATGAGTATCTGTCATTTAGTGAATAGACGCTAGTTTTCGTGATATCGGTATAAAGCGCGGTGGTTCTTGAAGCTTGCAATTGAGTGTCTGAAATGAATCCGCCCAAAGCCAAAGTTGTATTGTCAAGATTGACCGCTGAGTTATCCATGTTTGCCTCATCAGCAAGCGTGAAGCCTTGGTATGGGTAAACGTCGCGATACCAATCAAAGGTTGACCAGCAAGGCAAGAAATCATCTAAATAGTTTCTGACGTTATTTGCTTCATTGTAGAAATCAGGATCGGGCATCCAAGTTGGTTGAGCCATCTTGACCGCAACGTGATGGACGCTTGACCAGTAATCGGTTGCGGTTGGTGGGATATAAACCCCGCCCGGTATGTCAACCCCGCCCGCAACGCTTGAGTGAGCATGCTTCCAATCGGTTTGAGTGAGGCTTTGGAAGGTGTTGGGGGCAATCGTCCTGAGAAGGTCGGAAACGCCTTGGTAAGTCGCTGACGTGCCGACAATGGCAAGCTTGGCGCTTATCGCTGCTTTCTTGTCTTCAAGAGAGGCTTTGTATTTGTGATGAATATTGAGCGCCTTGGACCAGCGATCGATAACCTCGGTTGTGAGTCTCTTTGGCTGATACAAATTGCCAAGCTTGTTGTTGGCTCTAAAAAGAACCTCAATCGCTCTGGCATACTGGATAATCTCAGCCATGACGGTTGAGGTTGTATCGCTTGAATAAGATGAGCCAAGCTCGGCAATCATATCGCTGATTACCAAGTCTGAAACCGTCTCTTTGGTCTTTCCGGTTCGGAAAGGTCCGCTTGAATATCTACCTGTTGTCATGTGTTAGTAAAGGAAAACGGTTACGAATCCGCCTGCTGATATGTTTGCCAATGTTCCCGCAAGGTTCCAGTTGCGAACCAAGGCGTAAGACGTATGCGTTGGATCTGGAATCAAGATGCTTGGAGTTGTTGGAACGCTTAGAGTTGCATGAATTGCTCTGAAAACGATTGATTGGGCTGCTCCCAAAGCATCCGTAATTGTTGACGTAAAGGTTACAACATAATTGCCGGTTGATGGATTCGTAATCGCTGGCGTTAATCCGGCTGCGTTTCCCCAAACGGTATCAAATGCTGTTACTGTCAAGGTTGATGGATCGAAGGTTACCCAAGCGCGCGCTATGGTGTGAGTCATTGCGGCGACATCGGCTAAAGCTGTATTCATTGCCGAGGCTGAACGATCGGTTGAAGAGTCTTCAACTGGATAGTAATCGGTCTTGATTCCTTCAAATGTAGCGTTTAAATCGTCTGTTGCTGGTAAAGTCATATTGGTTTACTTGTAAAAAGCGATCTTGTTTGGCGTGAAGATGCATGGTTGAAGGTTGATGTCCCCATGAGCCGCAATGGTTGTTGGTGGCGATAGAGATGAAACGATTGGATAGGCATTCTGATAAAGCCATGAAGCCGAGTAAACTTCCGAACCTGAGTCTTCGAGATTCTTTAGGAATTTAGCATCAAGCGCGTTGCTCCAACTCTGAGAGGCTAATGGACGTCTTAAAGCTCTTGGAAGCAATCCAACGGCTGTAATTGGTAACTTCTCGCCCGGTCCAAGCTTTGCGAATGAGTCGAGAACAGCAGCCAAATACGTGCTTGCGTTTGTGATGCCTGGAAATATCCAATGATTGAAATCAGTTCCTTGAAGTCTTGTGTCCAGCGTTATGGTGCAATCCCAAGGTTCCGAGGTTGTGTAAAAGTAGATGCTTACTATTTTAGCGGTGAATAGCTTGTGATCTGTTGGGCGAATCCAACTGATTGTTTGACCAACAACAGGTTTCGATTGAGACACAATAGAGAAGTTATTTTCATCGGTGAAATCGTAAATGCTTACGTATTGAGATCCTGTTGATGGCAATGGATATGGATCCGCATCAACCCAACCTCCGCCCGGACCTGGAAACGGCAAAGCCGATGTTGAGTCAGGAATGGTAATTGAGAATGATACGTCAGCAGGATAAGCGGTACAATCGGTTATTGTTGCTTCAACGTATTCAGGAAGCGCGTTCACAACAGCAGACTTTACAAGGTTCAAAGCTGTTGCTGATACGGCTCTTGTTTGATCCGTATTGCTTGACTGGTAGCCAGCAACGGCAATGTGAACCGTTCCCGGTCCGTTTGCGGCTGGATATGGAAATGCTTTCTGAACCTCGGAGGAAGCTTCCTCGGCAACTTGGGCAATCTGAGAAGCGTTGCCAGAACCAGGAGGCGAGGAGAGGCGAACTAGGAGCCTTGCTCTTAGCGTCTCATCGTCTTCCGCATCAACGCCACCCAAGACACCAGCCGACGACGCCAAAGCGTCCTGAGAGGCGTAAGCGGGCGGTGAAGACCATTTGAAGGACGTTCCGCCGGAAAGGTTGGTTGCCGTTCCCGTATTGGTCGATTGGATCGGAATCAAAGCCCCGTTGGCATAGGATCCGCCAAGCTGAACGAAATACTTGGAACCATAAACAGAATCTATTAGTTCTTGACCAGCCGTTACCAATGTGGTTGCCGAGGTGGCAAGGATTACGTATCCCGTTGAAGAACCAGCAGCGCGACGGGAAAGACCGAATATCTCGCAAAGCCTGTCAAGGTCTGAACCTGAGGCTGAATCAGGCAACACAGAATCAGCCTTAGCTATTGTGTTTGCTAATCCTAAAGATATTTGATTCGAGAGAGCGGAAGCGAAACGATAATAATCCGAATTTGGACCAACGTTTGGATTCGCAATGCCACGAGAAATTAAGCCGTTCTTGATTCCTCTGAGAATATCATCTCTGATTTCGTTTGGGTTCTTGGTGACTATTGGTGTTGGACTCATTGTGATTTTGTTTCAGACCTAAGTTTATGACTCAATACAAGCGAAGCGCTTATCTTTGCTTTGTGGTCGTCGGAATGTTTCGAGCCTTTTCTTGACTCAGATATCGCTTGCTTGTGAGCCTCAGACATCGGCTTTCGTAAGTCTAATCTTGGTTTCCCACGTAAAGATTCACTTATTTTGCGCTTGGTTTCAGCAGAAAGCTTGCCGTGCGAACCGCCTTGCTTGATGTTATATCCGGCAATGATTGAATCATACGTGTTGATCCAGAAAGTTTCTAAATAGTCAAGCGTTGTCTGGTTTTGTGCTGTAGCTATTTGTTCGATCTTGAATGCGTTTCTTCCGTGATTTGCGATGGCGTTGCCCAATTTTGCGCATTCTCATTTGTTGCTAGAATGTTCGTTTAATCTGCAATTTAGCGCACGCCAAGTTTGACCGATGTAAACCTTTTCATTTACAACATTCGTAATTATGTATATCGTGCCTATTGGTGTTGTCATAGGTTTGTAAGCTGTTCTGTGTCGTTTGCTTTGTCGATCCAACGGACATTGACAAGCAATCTAGTTCCTGAGAGCGATGCTTTGACTTGGATAAGCTCAATCAATCCGCCATCGGTCAAATCAGCAAGAGCGCTTCTGATATTCGTTTCAATATCCAAAGCTAAGCTTGGAGTGATGACTTTTTGACGGATTGCAAATGATCTGGAATCGGTCAAAGCCAACTCAACTAATTGCTGAGCGGTTGACATTCCAAGCATATTGCCCGATGTGTCGAAATCGTAAGATAAGCTAGCTGGATTTAAGCGGCGGCAAGTTCCTTGCTGTCTTGTATCCGTTAGCAACGTATCCTTTCCTGAATAGTCGGCAACTGCGTTTGCGCCGAATCCAAGTAGACTTGTGCCAAATGGAGCTAATCCTAATCCTGATATTGGTGAACTCATACAACCATGCCAAAATATGATAGGAGATGAATTAGTCTAATGGGCAACTGAAAGACATTGATAGGTCTAGGCTTGGAAGACTTGGGAGGTTGAATGGGATGGGAGGCGGAGGAATTGGCACGTTGAAGGAAGGCAAGGCGAGATTTGGCAAGCCCAAATCCGGGAAAACGAATGGCAAAGCAAGGCTTGGGAGCGCTGGCAAAGCAAAGCTTGGGATTGGTAACGGAGGAATCGGAACGTTGAAGGTTGGGAGCGCAAGACCGGGAAGACCCAAATCAGGCAAGACGAATGGCAATCCAAGGCTTGTAAAGCTTGGAAGGCTTGGAATTGGAACCGGCGGAATTGGTATCGCGGGAATGGAAAAGTTACACAAACTCATGCAATTGGAATGTAAACGGTTGAAGCTGGATGCACGATTGCGGTTGCTGCGTTGTTAGGATTTGGTGTAACTCCAAGGCTTTGAGTTGTGACAACTGCAAATGCGTTGGCTTGAATGTATGTCACCAATGTCGAAGCATATGCGTTCGCAAGCCTTGCCGATTCCTGAGCGATGCTGAGAATTGCGGCAATTACCAAAGCTCTATCATTGGCGTTTGACGGTCTTGAAGCGTTATAAGGCGCAACAATTGAATTGAGCGTGGGAACGGCTGGAATGGTCTTGGTTGCGAAATCGGCTTGCGCCAATGCCAAAGCCATTCCTGAGCCTGAAAATGAAGCCGTTCCATTGATGTCAACGGATGCGGTTGCGGAACCTGTAACTAAAGCCATTTGTTTCCTTTATGGACTGATAAATACGCTGGTTGATGGGACGGCATATGGAGCGGCAATGCACATTCCGGCGGGGGTTGCGGGCGATGCATTGGCACCTAGCGCGACGCTTCCACCTTGAACCGCAATGCTTCCACCTTGAACCACAACTTGGTTTGCAACGATTGCGGCGCTTGTCTGAGAGGCGTTTAGGTCGGCAAGGTTGATAATGGCTCCGGCTGTTGTCCTGAGTTGAATTCCATTCTTGTTGATGACGAATGCTCCAAACTGATTGGACATAAGGATTTCATCGGGCGCAACTCTCAACATGACGGACTTTCCTTTATCGGTATTGTCTGAAGTCGTTACCAAATTGATTGAACCGTCTTGCTTGATTAGTATTCTTCCTTGGGCATTTCCATCGCTTCCGCCCGCATAAAGACAGGTTTCGCCATCGTTCAAGTTGCCATAAATGGCTTGCGAACGAACGTCTTTGGATGCAATGCAAATGTCTTGATCTGAGGAACGAATCGTAATTCCTTGTGCGGCTGATTGCCCCGCTTTGGGTTGGCTTGGTCTTGAAGCAAAACCAATCTGTTGCCACCATTCGGCACCATTGGAATAAACAGAGCTTGTTGTAACGTCTCCCAACTGCGCGGTTATGGAGTTGGTTACTTTGTCAACGGTAGTTCTTAGCAAGTCAACGCCTATCTGAAAAAGGCTAGATAAATTTGGTACGCTCATTGATTCCTTAGATATTGAAGTCCAGCGCATACAATGGAAGCGCCTTGATGGTGGTTACGGTTCCGCCAGTTCGACTCTTGGTGAACGTTCGCTCTGAAATCCAAAGTTGTTCAAACATTCCAGATATTGGATCCTCAACCTCAACGATCGTATTGACCGCCCATGGTTGACCGTCTTGCGAATGTCCTTTTACCTTGAAGGTTACTGAGAACGCATCGGCTTGGAGCAATGACAACTTGTGTCTTGCCGAAAATGCCAACTGTTTCTGATTCTTGCTTTCGTCATCAACAATATAGCTTGGTCTGTGTTGGCTGTTTCTGAACCTTGCTTGATATCTGAAAAGCTCTGTTCTTGGAGGAAGAACGGATATGGCTGGATACTTTGCAAGCTCTTTCTTGACAGCATCAGTGTAAGAGCCATCGGGGTTGTATCCGTTGAACTCATTGACAGCAGCAACGTTGAACTTGGACTTTCTGAAATCTCCATTGCCTCCAAAGCCTTCCATTACCAAGAGGTTGGTTTGATGGCTCATATCAAGCGATAATTGGTAGTCAATGATTGATGTGTTGTTTCTGAGAGAAAGGCGGAACGTTGGTTGTTGGGTGTAGTCAGGTCTTGAACAGATAATGGTGTCTCCAATTGCATCAGCCCAAATCCAAAGCCCGAAACGCTTTGCGAGCTTGGCGGTGAATTGATACCAACTTTCGCCAGGATGCGGCTTGCATGAGTTGACTTGAAAGTCTTTGAGGAAGATGGGTCTTGTTTTATCTGTTTCAGTAACAACAGATTTAGTTACTGGTTTTGCCATCAAGACTGTATTGGTCTTGCCATCCTTGGTCTTTTCTTCCTTGGCGCTGATAATTACGGTTTCATATGCCTTGGAGGTATTCGCAGGATCGTTGCCGGTTATTATGTTTCGATTGGCTGCGTCTGAGGTTGTAATGGTCTTGAAGCCAAACACCCCACCATAAATTTGTTTCATTACGTCATCCAAAGTTGACTTTGGAGAAAACGCGTAATCGTATGGGTCAATGCAGCCATCAACAACAGGAGCAAGCGAATCGCGACCTTGAACCTGCAATACCTTTCCTCCGTTGCGGTCAAGTCTTAAATCAACCTTATCAATGAATCCTGAGGCTTGGATATCGCCATCAATTAGGAGCCTGATTCTTCTTCCCGGAATCAGCGTGTTTAGCGTTGCCTCGGATACGTCATCGCCCGCTAAGCTGAATGACCAACCATCGGTTGGAGTTGTGAACTGTGAATTATATGTGTATTCAACAACGCGCTTGAATTCGACCGATGGATCGATTCCTCCTGAGTCATTTGGCGACGCAACAACAACGAATGATATCTCTTCTAATGGAATGCTCATTTGATATACTTGTCTATTGTGCTTGGTTTATAGAAACGAACGATTGTCTTTGCTGGAATCATTGTGACTTTGATCCATTCGGGGTTGAGTGAAGCAAGATCGGAAAGGTTGCCTTTCAACTGAGAGGCGAGGCGGGCAAGCGTTGTGCTCTGTTGGGTCAAGTAGACTCCAATTGGTTTCCTTGAAGTTACCGATAGGTTCATTGCGTTTAGGTCTGCTTTCAAGCGCTCAATCAACAGCTTGGCTGATGCAACGCTAGTATCATTTGCGCGCTCCAATGAGTCTGAAAGCTTGTCAAGCTGATAATGGATATTCGCAATCTTTCCCATAACTTGCTTTT